CACTGGGTGGTAGAGGTACGTTCCCGAATGGTCCAGACGTACTTGCGATTAACGTTTATAAATCTTCAGGAACGAGTGTAAAAGGTAATATTATCTTGCGTTGGTCAGAAGCACAAGCGTAATTTTTAACTAGCAGGATTTTCTTTTTTCTGAGAATCACCAGGAACTATACGATAGTTGTCTTCGACACTATCAGGAGTGCTTACTTCTGTAATACTGCTGTTGTCTTCTAGTGCTTCTAATTGATGCGGCTGTAATGGTGGATTTCTCCAAACATCGCCTTCTTTTAATTCTTGCTGATATAATTTTGCTTCTTTGGTGTCTATCCATCTTAACAAAAATTTACCATTATTAATGAACCAAGTTTCGTCTTTTTCTTTGTGGAAATGCATTGAAAACTTATTACCTGTTTTGGTAAACACCATAATCTTGCCACAGTACTTGTCATTGGTTGCCCAGATTAACTCGTAACCCCAACCTTTTTCAACTTTTCCTGATAATCTATTGCTCATTAATGTATTCCTCTACTGTTTTATATGTGTGTCTAACTATTCTATTTAATTTGTCCATGTTTGCACAGGTATATTCTTGATACTGTGACCTAATGTTTTCTGGAATTGGAATAGTTTCAATTTCTCCACCATACTTGCTTTTAACAGAATTAGCAACATCCAAAAAAGATACTGTTTTTCCAGAACCTAAATTGAATATTCCACTAATATCCTTATGCAACATCTGTTCTTGCACATTGCAAATATCGCCCACCCAAATAAAATCTCTACGATAATTGTTGCTGTTTTCAAATAATTTAATTTTTTTATTTTTTATAGCCTGTTCTGTAAACTTGCTTATTGGTGAACGCTGATCACCTTTGTGTTCCTCACCTTGTCCATACACATTAAAATATCTAAAACCCTGAATTAATCCTTTAAACTCTGCTGGATTAGCCTGCATTATAAATCTATCAACCAAATATTTTGACCATGAATACGGACTTTGTGGATAAAAAGGTCCATCTTCCTTAAACTCTTTTTGATTACCATAGACACTTGCTGAACTAGCATACTGTACATTAACACCATAATGATCACAGGTTTGTAATAGACGCATTGTAAAATCAAAGTTTTGATCCAATACCTTATCAACGTCTTTTTCTGTTGTACTTGCAATAGCACCTAAATGTATTACCCAATCATATCCTTCTGGATTTGGTAGAACATTCGGTTTATATTCATAACCTATAACTTCGTGACCTTTTTTAACTAGATATTCACATAAGTTTTTTCCAATAAATCCTTCGTTCCCTGTAACTAAAATTTTCATTGTTTTAATCTCTCGATAATATTTGTTGTTGAATGTCCTTCAATTGTTGGAAATATTTTAACTTCGGCAAGTTCATGACCAACTGTTGTTTCTACTGTGTAATCTCCACCTTTTACAATTATGTCAGGACGTACTTGTTCTAATACTGCTTGTGGAGTATCCTCAGAAAATACAATTACTTCATCTACCCACGGTAGCATTTCTAATTGATGTTTTCTTGTTAAAAAATTATTAACTGGTCTTCCTTCGCCTTTTAATCTTTTAACACTGTTGTCATCATTAATACCTACTATAAGTGTTTGTCCTAGACTTTTTGCATATTTTAATAATTCTAAATGTCCTGGATGTAGTATATCAAACACACCATTAGTCCAAACAACTCCTCTATTTAAATCATTAAAAGAAACTAAATGAACTCCTCTTTTTTCAACATTTCTTGCACTGGCATAACAGGCTAATTTACAAGCATCTGGTATAGACATATTTTTTATTGCATATCCATATACTAACACCGCCAAGAATGTATCACCTGCACCTGTTACATCTGCAACTTCACGTGCTTCTTCCTTGAAGTGCCAATACTTATCCTTGTTTATAACATGAACACCGTTGGCTCCGTCGGTTACTATTAACCATTCCCAATGGTACTCTATGATTTTTCCCTGGGCCTCTTTAATATTAAATTCACCAAACCATGCACGATATTCGGACATATTTGGTTTAACTACAAAACAATCTCTGTACATCTGTGGCATTTGTTTAGGATCCACAAATACTTTTTTATTCTTAAGACTGTTCATTAATTCTAAATCAATAACACCTTTATTGTAATCACTAATAACATAATAATCGCTGTCTAAATTAATTGTTTGTTTTAGATTTCCTTGATATTTGTCTTCGCGATCCCATCTCATAATGTGTTGACCACCCTGACCTACTAGTCTTGTTTTTGTTGTTGTTACGGTATTATCGAATGTAATATTACTGTTTAGTGTGTTAAAGTCTTTTAATAATTCAATTATTTTGTATCCTTCTTTATCTTTGGATACTGCGGCATACAATGATAATTCAACATTTAAGTTCGCAAGGTTAAGTGCTAGATTACCAGCACCGCCAACACTGTATTCTTGATGATCTTCTTTTAATACCGGTACAGGTGCTTCTGGACTCATGCGATCTGCCGAGCCAATAATCCACCTATCAAGCATTATGTCGCCAATAACTCTTATCATACCTAAATTATACTAGATGCTGTTAACAATGTCAACAACAGTTTTTAACTTAATTTGATTTGTTTTGTTTTGTAGTGTATTGCGTAATCCTGTGTGCAAAGGTTTTGGATAGTTTCCAATTTCGCACCATGCATAGCCACTATGTTCACTGTTAAGTAAAGGAATAAATTCTTTGTCTACAATAGTAATAAATGTATGAAAGAAAAATTTCTCATCGTTTGATGTATATAATTCTAACGGAACCACTTTTTTAATATTTGAAATTGAACCAATTTCTTCGTTTATTTCTCGTTGAAGTGCTTTCCAAGGAGTTTCACCCGGTTCGCTCATACCTCCAACCAAACCCCATTGTCCCGCTGATTTAGTTTTAGTTCTTTGTAAGAATAAAAATCGTTGAGTGTCAAGTGCAAAGAATAATGCACCTGAACAAATTATATCATTTTTTATAGTACTAGTCGCCATTGTTCTGCTTCGTATTCACCTTCAAAACTTTTGGTCCATTGACCGTTATCGTATTTGTATTGTACTCCTGTGTATATATTAGTTATGTACACGGGCGAAGGTGATTGAGCAGAATCGACTCCACTGTCATGACCAGAAGCATCAAAGGTGATGCTCCAATTTGAACCATCCCAAGAAATAATATCGTTAATACTTGCACTAAAAATAGAACCATCGGCATTTTGCCAAGCATTCATATTAGCATCACTGCTATCGTTTTTAAGTGTAGGATGAATATCGTTTAATATTAGGTATTTTCTGCCTGCTACTAGTCCATCAACGTTTGGATTAAATTTTAATGGGTCAATAATAGCATCAACCGATGCTGTGCTATTTCCAGGTAATGTATCAGGGTCAATACTTAACACCATTTGTGTGTCATCTGTTGGATTTAAACTACAAGTAGCAACTATTTCATTTCCATCAGATTTCATTAATCTTATTGTTGTAATCCCTGATCTAAATTTACCAGGATATAAATCTAATAATTTGTACCAACTAACAGGTGTTCCTGTTCTAATAAATTCTTCACCTTTGGTACCTTGTTTCTCTATAATTCCTTCACTACCAGCAAGTAATTTTGCTGTGTTGTTTAAAACTAATAAATCAAAGTTACCCGGAGATACAGTAACACTACCTAAATTTTTCCCACCATCAATAATGCCGTCATCAATTGAGCCTGTTTCGTCGAACACACTCATAATAATTTTTTCAATTACACCTAGTTTTTTAACTTTTGCAGGAGGTGTAATCCATATAGGCATAGTAAATGTTAACTCACCGATATCAATCTCTGTTTCAACACCTTGTGGAATCGATCTTGTTGAAAATTGTACAGACTCTAACTCAATTAAACTTAAACTAGTCCAATCGATATAGTTATTGGTTGTTTGAATTTCTAAACTAGGGTTGAATAGAACTAATATCTGTTCCATGATTTGCAGTTTTTGATCTGTATTTGTTGACCAAACATCTGCCTTCATTTTTAAATTAAAAGGAACCGGCATAACACGTTCTACTGTATAACCAGGACCTTGTTGATCTGTGTATAATCCTGTGTTTGAATCAAACTCTCTTTCACGCAAATGTATTTTACTAACGTGTGACGGACTTTGCACTCTATCTCTAGCATAATCTAATCCTGTGATATATGCGGCAATCCTTGGAGCACTAACAACTTTGTTTTCAGAATTGTCTCTAATAATATTTGCAACTTGACGTGTTAGATTACCGTAGGTAGCAGGCACACGACGAAGCGTACCAGCACCGTCTTTGTAACTAAAGTTACTCATTACACGGATAAACTGTGTTACAAAACGTCTTATTTGTCCATCATAAAAATGTTGCATTATTCTTTTACCTTAGTATTTTTATCATTATATTTACGTGGATTATTATGGGCCGGCACATAGTATACCTTTCCTTCACGTTTAACCTTTTTTAAACCTACCGCTTTTTCTGTTCCTTCAATAGGCACTCCCCAGAATTCACGCAATCTCATTAATTGTCCGCCTTGGGTTTAAGTGCTTGTGATAAACTTTGACGTTCTTGAACTGTTTTTCCACCTATCTGATTGGTGTTTGTATTGTTAACAAAGTTTGAAACAACACCTGGAGGACGATCTGTAAGTTCTACCCTTACACCATCTTCAATTTTAACCCAATGTTTACCATCGTATCTAAATAATCTATTTGGCATAAAATCCGTTCTCAAATGGTATGCTCCTTCGACTGCACCTGACGGAAAACTTGCTCCGAATGTGTATGGTGAACCGTTAGCCGGTATAGCATCTCCACCACCGTATGCAATATAATAGTTGCCCTTCGGTGTTTGTAATGTTCCATTTGGTTTTAAATTAACAGCACCGTTATCATCTGTTGGTACAACAAAAAATTGATTTGTATCATACCCCGACTTAGGTGCGTCTTCTTCTGCTTGTGCAATTATAGCATCATTAATTTGCATTTCTTTTTCATATGTACTAAGCACATCACGTATAGTAGATCCTGTGCCTTCGCCCGAATCTTTATCAAAAATATCTTTAAATTCTTGACTATCTATAACAGGTTTACATTTTGCTCTAAGTAAATGCGGATACCAAGTTTGCGAAAACCCTTCAGCACTTCTACTGATATCTTCAATAACATAAAATCTTTTTAATGATACTTTAAAATCGTTGAGTGCATATTCGTCTTTTAAGTGAGGAAGTTCTAGCACATCTCCACTCATTAATTTTCTTCCTAATAGTTCAACTGAATGATTAAGAGGAAACGTTATGAATACCGTATCGTTCTGTAAAAACATACCAAATTGACTTAGGTCAAAATCAATGTCTTGCACATTGTAAATTCCTCTAACAGTATAAACATCCTGGGAATATCTTCTATCTCTATTCTCCAAAAATAACAAATCTTGTATTTTTGTTTCTGGAATATCATTTGTTCCGTAAGGCTGTGTAGGTGTGGAATTATCAACACCCGGATCTACGGGTCCTAAATATTTGTGTACAAAAACGTCTGTACCGCCGACTTGAAACATCTCGGTTACGTTCTTGTCTATAAAGCGGTAGTCCGCTGATTTCTCTGGTTTGTATATACTGAGTCTGGGCATAGTAATTGTATTTATTGTTTGTATCAATGTATAAATACTTGTATGAACGACTTAGAACTAGCCAAACAAAAACTGTTTAACTACTGCCGCACTATGCTAGGCGACGGTATGATCGACGTTGAATTAGACGTTAATCACTACGAAGTTGCTTTAGAAAAAGCACTGGGAAGATTCAGACAACGCTCTGAAAATTCAGTTGAAGAATCTTATGCAGTTTTAGAACTACAAGAAGACACAAACGATTATATATTACCTAACGAAGTACAATCAGTTAGAGAAGTATTTAGGAGATCCATAGGATCACGAACAGGAGGTGGAGATGGCGGTACTATTTTTGAACCGTTTAATTTAGCATACACTAACACGTATCTTTTAAGTTCAACGCAAATGGGTGGTTTAGCAACTTACTACGCCTTTGCTGGTTATCAGGAATTAGTAGGAAAAATGTTTGGATCGTTTATTAACTTTAAATTCGATCCGGTTAGCAAAAAACTTACAATAATGCAGAGACCTAGAGGCTCTGAACAAATATTAATACAACTATACAACACGAGACCAGAGGTCGCTTTACTAAAAGACCCATATGCAGGACAGTGGTTAAAAGATTATACCCTTGCAGTGTCAAAATATATGCTTGGTGAAGCAAGAGGTAAATTTGCTACTATCGCTGGCCCTCAAGGAGGAACGTCCCTAAACGGTGATGCATTAAAAGCAGATGCAATGGCCGATATGGAAAGATTGGAACAAGATTTGGCTACATATGTGGATGGTTCTACACCATTGTCGTTTGTAATTGGCTAAAATACTCTTGACAAAACCAATATAAACCCATATAATAAGAACTTCAAATGGGATACTTAATTAAACTATGATTATCGGATTTGTGGGCCTTATAGGCTCCGGCAAAGATACCTGTGCTGACATTCTTGTTAGTGAAGGTGGGTACAAACGTGTTAGTTTTGCTACCACACTTAAAGATACTGTTTCAGCAGTTTTTGGTTGGGACAGAGAAATGCTAGAAGGAAACTCAAGCGAGTCTCGTAAATGGCGTGAAGAAATCGATGAATGGTGGGCAGAAAAACTAGATATGCCTAAACTTACTCCTCGCTGGGTTTTGCAGTATTGGGGTACAGATGTTTTACGCAAAGGATTTCATGATGATATATGGATTGCTAGTTTAGAAAACAGACTGCTACAACAAAAACAAGATGCTGTAATTAGCGATGTGCGTTTTCCTAATGAAATTAGAATGATCAAACGTTTGCGTGGTAAAGTATATCGTATTAAACGTGGTAAAGATCCTGAATGGTTCGATGTCGCAGAACGACAAAATGAACTTCTTAAAGAACATCAA